CAACCTTTTCCACCGCCGTGATTATGGGGGGCAGGATGATGTTGGCTAGTTCCATGAGCTTTTCACCCAACGGCGCGAACGCAGCCTGTAGCTGGCGCATATTACCCTCCAGCTTTTGCGATTCAGTGGTGGTCGCATCAAAAAATCCTTCCGCACTGCCGGTAACATCGTCATAGGTATCCCCTACCGTGGTCAATGACGTAATAAATTTCAGGTTCCCGTCCTCGGCCATGGTCCCAAAGGCCAAGGCTGCCAGGTTCAATGCCTCCTGCTGGGTCTTAGCTCCCCCTATATCCTTCACGATCGAATCGATCACTTGTTTTTGCGTGGCCTCGCCCTTTTGCCATGCCTTAAATAGGCTTTGCGTATCCTTGCTGTAGCTTTTGATCGAATCGCCTATCGTCCCGTCTGCAAGCCGGGTTGTCACCTCGTTTATGGCGTCGTTGACCTTATCCAGGTTATAGGCCCCGCCGTCCAGGCCGTTGTTGAGCAGTTGGAAATATTCCTCTGCGCTATAGCCCGCCTGGGCGAATTTCCCTGCATATTCCGATAGGTTATCGCCCAGTTCGTTTGTTTTATCCAGCCCGTTCTGCGTACCGGCCACGATGTAATCCATGGCCCTCTGCCCGTCCAATCCGAACTGAGTCATCAGTGCATTTACGCCCCGGAGCGTTTCGTTCATATCGATCCCGTAAAGCTCATCCAGCGTGATTGCCTGCTTAGTCAGATTCTCAAGATCGGTATCATTCAGGCCATCCAGATTCTTTTTTACAGTGATAAGCGCGTCGGCTACTCCATCCATGGTATCGCCCACGCCATCATTATAGATATTCTGGATAAGGGCGCCGTTCTTTTCGGCCGCTGCACCTATTTCTCCGAAATAAGCGCTTACCTTTGTTTCTGCTCCTTCGATGTTATTAAATAGTTCGATTGCCGCATTTGCCGCATCCAGCAGCTTATCGCCCAGCTGCGCGATTTGGTCGGCTGCCTCCATCCATGCGGATGATTCCGCCGCATCCGCCGCCCTTTTAAGGTCTCCCTCTGCATCGTCGGCCGCCCCGCCCATATCGTCCAGGCGCTCGCCTACCGTCTGTGCGCTGTTCCCAAGATCGCGCAGTGCCGCCGTCGTTTCATCCTGTTCCCGCTGCATGCCATTAAGCTTGGCGGTCGTGTCGTTGATCTGCGCTGCCAGCTTTGCCACCTCTGCCGCCAGGCGGTTATAGGCATTCTGCGCTTTCCCCGCTTCCTCGGAGGTTTCACCGTGCTCTTTTTTTGCCTTTTCTAAAGCTTCGCCCAGGTCATCCAGCGTCTTGACCTGCCGATCATACTGATCTTGCAATACGCCTAGCTTGCTTTTCAGCGTGTCGATTGCTTTGCCCAGGGTCGCGCTCTTGGCTGCTAGCTGATCCGTCGCTTTATCGTTTTCATCAAAAGCGGATGTAACGGCACGCATCTCCGCGTCGACGCTGCGCAGCTGCGCGTTGATCGCTTTTAGTGCCGCTGTATATTGTGCTTCGCCGGTTAGCCCAATTTTCGGCCCAATATCCTCTGGCACCGTCCCACCTCCCTATCGCAGTTTCAGCGCGTCGGTTATGTTCATTTTCCGTTTTTTCGGCTTTTCTTTTGCCCCATGGGCTATGGCATAGCATGCAATAAGGTCACACAGTTTTCCATACCGTGTGACCTCAATCTCATGCTTACTCATACCGAGCTTTCGTCCGTAGTATTCGATCCATAGGGGCGTCAGGTCGTGCTTTCGTCCTTTTTTTTTGCTGGTTCCAGCTGCACCTCTGCCTTGGTCCCCTCTTGGATCGCATCCTTTACCGCTGTGGCCAGTACTCCCATGGTGTTTGCGGGCAGGATCAAAATCTCGTTCGCGGTCAGCGCCCTGGGGTTGTATTCGCTTCCGGCTGATTTTGCCTCGAATTCTTTCGCCATCTCCGCGCCCTTGCTCATGGCCGCAATCATGTAGGCGATGTTTTTGATCCTCCCTTTCCCGGACATGGCCTCATTAAGCCTGCTCAGGTCGCCTTCGGGGCAAATATCGGAGATTTCCGCCAGCGCCCCATTGGTCAGCAATAGGTCGTATTTAATGCCCCTCACTTCTATGCTTGTCATTACGCCGCCTCCGTGATATTGAGCATGGCTTTCAGGATCGCTTCGGCTTCCGTCTCGGTAGATACGTCCGCCGCTACCTTTTTCCATGCGTGGTCTGCGCTATCGTCGCGCATCAGATCGGCCGTCAGCTCTTGCGTCTGCCAGTCGATCTGTTCCTCTTGGGTCGCCGCCGCCTGGGTCGTCGTCTGAAACCGCACCTTGGTCAGGATCACCGGGCTATAGGATTCCACGCCATCCGACATATACCTGATGATAAATCCCAGGCCAAGGTATGGGATTTGCATGCTGTTGCCGTAGGTTGTTACCTGCGCCTTTTTGTCGGTGTCATAGGTGATTTCCTCTGGCTTCGGCAGGCCGAAAATCATCTTTTCTGCCGCCTCCAGCAGCCCATCCACTGTCAGGCTTACCGTCCCGCCCGTAAAGGTGCCTGGTACGGTTTCCGCCTCCACATTATCTGCATAAAATGGATTGGCGTCCCCTACCTCCGGCTCGATGCTTACATCCACACCTCGTGCCAGCTGCATCCCCCTGCTGTAGGCCGTCGTTGCGCCTGTGTTGCTGTACAGCGCCACATAGGGTTTCGCAAATCCTGTACATACTTTACCTGCTGCTGCCATCCTTTTGCCTCCTTATCCCATAATCTGCTTGATTTCCTTGTCCGCTGTTTCGATCATTGCCTGTTCTGCGGCCTTTCTTGATGATTTCACGGCCGGCCTTACAAACGGGTGCTTTTTCCGCAGCGATGTCCCGCTTTCTACTGCGCGGGCAATCATCTGGTTCGGCTGGCCCTTGGGGAATTTCTTGGTTTTCGTTTGGTTGTAGCCGTCAAAGCCGATTTTGACGTTGTAGTACCCTCCGGTCGCTTGCATGGGCGATATGCCCAAGCCCTCCAGCAGTCCTTTTTTTTGTGTAATCGTGATCCCGTCTATGGGATCCTGCTCTGTAGCCGTTACACCCCGTACAACGGGCAGGCCCTTGATGCTCTCCCGTATTGCGTCGGCAACCACACCCGCGCCTGCATAGATGATTTTCCTCGCCACCTCCGGGGTCGCTGCCGCCAGCTGTGACAGCCGCATCTCATACTCTTTCATGCCCTTAAACTGTATTGTCGCCGTCGTCCGTCGCCTCCCATGTCCACTCCATGTGGATAAATCCGGTATCGTCCTCGTATTGTACCGATTCCAAGGCCCACGGGATCCCCATAGCCGTCATGGATTGTTCCAGGGCTTCCGCCCATGGGTCAAATTCCATTTTTGTGAATAGATCCGTCGTGCCTGTTACAGCTTTTTCCGCATGGATCCCGTCCGCCATAAAGTCGTTGCGGCTTTCCTCCTGCCAGACAAAATACCGATCTGATTGCATCCGCTCATAATGGCTCACGGCATCGGTCACGGCTGTATTGGCGGCTATGATTTTTTCGTACCATGTCACGTTTCCACCTCTCCTTTCCGCTGCTGGATCGCCGCCAAGGTAATATCTACCGACGGCGGCCATACGCCGTCTACCGTCTGTACCTGCTCTATGGCATAGCGCTTGCCGTCCTCGGTTTCGGCCTCATCTTGATTTGTGATCGCAATCCCGCGCTGCACACGGATCACCCGCTCTATCTGGATTTGGTTCTGCCGGGCCTCATAGTACCGCTGGATCCCGACGCGCCGTTCTTCATAGCGCAGCTTTGCTTTTACCTCCAGCTTTTTTTCGGGCTTATAGCCTGGCTGCGCCGCGTCGGTTGCGCTATAGATCGTCACGATCCCATCATTGTAATCCTGGCTAATCTCATGGTTCGACCTGTTCGGCGCTTTCCACATATCGGGCCACCGCCCTTCCATTTTGCATTGACAAGATCATGTTTGTGTAGTTATTCTCATAGACGTCCAAAGCGCTGTCCCTCGCATACCGCACATACTCCATCAGTAGCATTCGTGGCGTCCCGTCCGCTGTGTAATCCTCTGCCTCCCCGCTTTTGCCGTCCAGATAGGCCATACCGGACGCAATAAGGCCACCGATCTTTTTGTCGGTGGCCTCATCGTCCCATGTAATGTCTAAATAGTTTTTTACATCCTCCAGCAGTCCGGCGGGCAGGTCTGCTCTACCGGCCATTACGACTTGGTAACGGTCACGGTATATGCTTTGGTCGTCGTGCCGTCCGCTGCCGTTACGTCCACCTTTACGGTATTGCTCCCGCTATTCCAAGTCGCAGCCGATCCGTTGTCGATCTCGCTGTCGTTTACCGTTACCTTAATTTTCGCACCTGCATCAGCCGGCGTAGCCGTCACTGTATTGGTTGCGTTGGTGGTGGCGGCCGTGTAGGTCGTCGTCCCCGATGCAAAGGCCGGC